ATATGCTAGTGAAGAACGTGGCATTCCAGGTTGGGTAGCAAGTAAGATCACGAAAGCACAGGACTACATCAATTCAGCACATAGATCATTGACATATGATGCCATGGATGATGGTGTTATCTCTGATGCTGTTGACAGTCCATACGCAGTTGGCATGGCACAGGCCATGAAGTCAACAGGAGACACTCCACCATTAAAGAAATCAACTATCAAAAAAGCACACAAAATCGCTAAAGCAGTGGAGAAAGGCCAATAATGTTAGCAGAAGATTTAAAAGTTGTTTTAGCAAGTTCATACAGTTATCAATTAAAGGCTCACTACTTCCATTGGAACGTGGAAGGTTCAGACTTCTCACAGTTACACGACTTCTTTGGTGGCATATATCAAGAAGTGTTTGCTAGTATAGACACGGCCGCAGAAGTTATCAGACAGTTGGATGAGTATGCTCCAGGCTCATTTGATCGCTTTAGATCATTAAGTATCGTTGACAGCCAAACTAAGGTGCCAAGAGCAAAGTTAATGCTAGAAGAATTATTAGAAGACACCAACAAGATGTTGGATCTTACTAAAAGAGTATTTGATGTAGCAGTGGAAGAAAAACAGGAAGGCATAGCAGACTTTATCGCAGGACGTATTGATGCTTTTGCCAAACACGCTTGGATGCTACGTAGTTTTTTAAAGGCTAGGGATTAAGATGTTATTAAATCATTTATTTGAATCATACGGTGCCGCGGCAGGTGTTGAAACGATCAAACAACTACTACACGCTGTCAAGGACGGCAAGGACATAGATCTTAAAGTTGGTCCTGAAATGACACCTATCACATATCCTGAAGCAAGATACTTATTAAGTTTCTTTAAGGCAAACAGACATCTAGGTGATGGTGTGGCCAAATACTTTGGTGATCCAAACTGGGTCATTGGTAAGTTAGAGAAGCGTGATGCTACTATGTCACCAGATAGATTAAACAAATTTGATATCGAACGCATGAAAGACGTCCAAAAGGACAAGGTCCTGGACTTGGAGGAAATAAATGTTGACCACAACGACGAGAGACATAATAAGAAACGCATGGCTGAAGAGGCTTACAAGGGTTGGGAGTATGAAACAGACATCATCGACTACGATGACAACAGAAAGATCAGCCACACAGCAAAGAAAGACGGCAAGGAAGTAAGCATCGATTGGTCACCATACAACTACATGTCAGATGAGGAATTCAAAACCTGGATTGACTTGGACATGCCAACACGCAAGGATGTGGATTCAGTAGGTCCGTTGAGCTCAGAGGATCTGGAATCAATGATGAAGACCAAACTAGGCACCAAGGCAAGATTGACACAAGAAGACAGTGATGTTCCGCCTGCTACACGTGACTATATGACAAAAGTAATTGCTGGTAAAATCAAACCAGGCTTAGATCCAGACGGAAGTGAATTTGAAGAACAAGCATACTTATATCACACTAGTGAACTAGGTCGTCGTGACCTAATGGCAAAAGGTGGTAACTGGAAAGCATACTACGATGCTATCAAATGGCATTATATGAACGCAAATGAGTCAGTAGAAGAAGCAAAGAAAGAAGACGACGACATCACTAAGAAACTAGACCCAAAGACCAAGGTAGCACTTAAGAAAGCACAAATGAAGACTGCTGGCATCACCAAGGGAGATCCAGTGGCCGCATTGGCCGTTGATCTTGAGAAAGATGTCAAACGTTTGGATAAAGAAAACGATAAAGAAGAAGCAGACATCGCCGCACAGGATCTAGTTGACAAGTATCACACACAGGAACTAGAGCAACTTAAAAAAATGCTCGACTCCATCCTCAAAAAATAAGTAACACTATGTTAGACTACGGACAATGTTATCTTAGCATACAGGATAGGCTTCTGTATGTTCCAATGCACAAGAACATGACTGCCACCATGCGTAGCATCATGACCGAAAAGCAATGGCAGTTAACCAACTTTATCAAAAACCCTGTGTTTGATGATCTCATGGAACGCCTCACGGTGTTCTGTATTGTTAGAGATCCTTGGGAACGTTGGAACTCAGCCATGTGCCAATACTGGTATGGTCATGATCTAGAAGAGATCACCAAGGAAGCATTAATGGATGTTAGGTTAGATCATCATAGTGATCGACAAGTTGACTATGTTCGAGGCTTTGATCCAAGTGAAAATTTCCTAAGATTTGAGATGGGAGATCCACAACTTGCTGAACTGCTGGACCTAGATGTGTTACCAAAACGCAACATGGCCAAATACAGAGATCAAAAAGTATTCATACAACGTCGCATAGATGAAGTTATGGATGACGAGCTCAAGCAACGTGTCGTAGACTACTACGCAGACGACTACCGTTTTATCACACACGGCGTTCTACCAAAATAATTTACACTGTTAGTTTTTCTGTTATAATTACTAAACAAGGAGACAGATATGACAACAGTATTCAATGCAGATCAAAAAGCAAAACTAGATAACCTAATGCGTGAAGGCATTGGTGTTATGCAAGAAGTAGAAACTCTACAAGAAGGCCTCAAGGACACGGTTAAAGCCGTGGCAGAAGAACTACAGGTTAAACCATCAGTGCTATCAAAAGCTCTACGTGTAGCATACAAAGCAGAATTCCAATCTGTCAGTGCTGATCATGAAATGTTAGAGACTATTCTACAGACCGTGGGCAGAACTGCCTAGTTTTGAAGCAAAAGATAACAGACTTTTGGTCTAAGAGTTACAAGTCAGACCCAACAGCATTTGGGTTTGAACTAACCAGTTTCGTTTTTACTGTTGCGGCCAGTTTATACTTGGCCATGACAGCGGATGCACCTGATATGCGTTATGTGTATCCAGGATTTATGGTAGGTGCCATAACCGGTGCCTACGCATACCTACGCAGAGGACTTGCTTGGCCGTTGGTGTTAACTAGTTACTTTGCGGTGGTAAATATATTTGGATTTGGTGTTGCCATCCATTGGTGGTAACGGAGTCGCTCCCTAAGAGCATGTAGAGGTTGATCAGCCATAAATGATCGGAGAAAAATTGAAGATAGAAAAGACTTGGCAAGAGTATTGGAAACGTCACAAGAACCATCCATATGGTATGTGCTTTGCCAACGACGAACTCAAAAAATTCTACGTAAACATTCCTAAGAACGCTACCAATTGGGGCAAGACTGCCTTTGATGAAAATTTAGAGTGGCGTGAAACTAACTATCACGACGAGAAATTATTAAAACAAGGATATGAGGCCATTGTATTCCTGAGAGATCCCCTAGATCGTTGGTGTTCAGGTATGGCTGAATACATCAGTAGATATGGTTATAACACAAAAACATTTATTCTACAACTAGAAAAACAGAGACTTGCTGGTGAGATAATTAACACCACTATAGCATTTGACGAACACACTGTAGAACAAGTTACTTTCCTAGAAGGATTAGACACGGACAAGACCACCTGGTTTAAGGTAGAATCAGATCTAAATCAAAACGTCGCTGACTATGTTCGCAGAGTTTTGGGAGTAGAAAACGAACTACAGGGCATAGAATCAATGTATGCCACCACATCAGCCAAGGCCAAGATCAAACAATGGTTCCAAACAAACATTGGCAGATTTACTAGATTAGAAAAACATTACGAACTTGACACGGAACTATACAATAGTGTAAAATACTATATTAGAGAGGATAAAGATTGAGCTACATAGACGCACTATTTGATCGCTCAGGTGATCGCATACACATAGTTGAGAGGGTAGATGGACAGAGAGAGTTCAAAGAGTTCCCTGCCAGTTATGTGTTTTACTACGAGGATCCCAAAGGCAAACATAGATCAATCTATGGCACACCCGTAACTAGATTTTCTACACGTTCAGCAAAAGAGTTCCACAAGGAAGTCAAGATACAGGGACAGAAACGCTTGTATGAAAGTGATATCAATCCTGTGTTCCGCTGTCTAGCAGACAATTATCAAAACATTGACGCACCAAAACTACATACAGCGTTTTTCGATATTGAGGTAGACTTTGATCCCGAGAGAGGATACTCATCACCAGCGGATCCGTTTAATGCTATCACGGCAATATCTGTTTACCTAGATTGGATGGACAAGTTAGTGACATTGGTGTTACCACCTAAGAAGATATCCTGGGCAGAAGCAGAGGCCACGGTGGCCAAGTTTGAGGACACTTACTTATTTGATCGTGAGGAAGATCTATTAGGAACGTTCTTAGATCTAATAGAAGATGCTGATATATTGAGTGGTTGGAACTCCGAGGGCTATGATATACCCTACACCGTCAATCGTGTTACTAGGGTGCTTAGTAAAGACGACACACGCCGTTTCTGTTTGTGGGAACAACTGCCCAAGAAGAGAACGTTTGAACGCTTTGGTGCAGAGAACATCACATTTGACATCATAGGTCGTGTGCATTTGGACTACATGCAACTCTATAGAAAGTATACCTATGAGGAGCGTCATTCATATAGTTTGGATGCCATTGGTGAGCATGAGCTAGGTGAACGCAAGACAGACTATGAAGGCACATTGGATCAACTATACAATGATAACTTTGAAACGTTCATTGAGTATAACAGACAGGACACACATCTGCTCAAGAAGATGGACGACAAGCTCAAGTTCATTGATCTAGCCAACGAACTTGCACATGCGAACACTGTGCTACTACAGACAACAATGGGTGCTGTTGCTGTTACTGAACAGGCCATCATCAATGAAGCACACGAACGTGGACTTGTTGTTCCTAACAGACGTGAGCGTTTAACAGACGAGGACACACAGGCCGCAGGTGCTTATGTGGCATATCCACGCAAGGGCTTACACGATTGGATTGGCTCAGTTGACATCAACTCACTGTATCCTTCAGCGATTCGTGCTTTGAACATGGGTAACGAGGCCATAGTGGGACAACTACGTCCCGTAATGACTGATCGTTACATCCGTGAAAAGATGAACAAGGGCAACTCATTTGCATCAGCCTGGGAAGGTCTGTTTGGTAGTTTAGAATATGAAGCAGTGATGAAACAGGATGTGGGCACTGAAGTTACCATTGATTGGAATCAAGGTGGAGAAGATACATATTCCGCGGCTCAGGTATGGAAGATGATATTTGATTCAAACAATCCCTGGATACTGAGTGCTAATGGAACCATATTCACATATGAAACTGAAGCAGTCGTGCCAGGACTGCTTAAACGCTGGTATGCAGAACGTAAGGAAATGCAGGCCAAACTTAGATCAGCAACTACCAAAGAAGAGATAGAGTTCTGGGACAAGAGACAGTTAGTTAAGAAGATTAACTTGAACTCATTGTATGGTGCCATCCTCAATCCAGGATGTCGTTTCTTTGACAAACGCATTGGACAGTCAACTACACTGACAGGTCGTGCTATTGCCAAACACATGGACGCACACATCAATGAGTTGATCACGGGAGAATATGATCACGTGGGTAAGTCAATCATTTATGGTGATACTGATTCCTGTTACTTTAGTGCTTGGCCAATGGTCAAAGATGATGTTGAAGCAGGGCAGATGGAATGGTCAAAAGAAACCGCCATACAGTTATACGATAACATAGCAGAATCAGTTAACGAAAGTTTTCCAGGATTTATGGAACGGGCATTCCATGTTCCACAGCACATGGGAGAGATCATCCGAGGTGGTAGGGAATCAGTAGCATCAAGAGGACTGTTTATCACTAAGAAACGTTATGCCATCATGGTATATGACAGTGAAGGCAAACGTCTAGACGTTGAGGGCAAGCCAGGTAAGATCAAGGCCATGGGCTTAGATTTGAAACGTTCAGATACTCCGCCTGTGATACAGAACTTTCTAAGTGATGTATTACACAATGTGCTAATGGGCAGTGAGCGTGAGGATATCGTAGAACAGATCCTACAGTTCAAACATGAGTTTAGAGAGCGTCCAGGTTGGGAGAAGGGCACACCTAAACGTGTTAATAACTTGACCAAGTATACCAAGGAGGAGAAACGACTAGGTAAGGCCAACATGCCAGGACACGTTAGGGCAGGCATGAACTGGAACACGATGAAACGCATGAACGATGACAAATACAGTCTCCAGATTATTGATGGCATGAAAGTGATCGTGTGCAAACTAAAATCAAATCCAATGGGTTGGACAAGTATTGCTTACCCCACAGATGAACTACACATACCAGGATGGTTCAAGGAACTACCCTTTGATGATGCGGAAATGGAGGCAACGATCGTTGACCAGAAAGTGGACAACCTGTTGTCAGTGTTGGATTGGAACTTGGCGGGAGCAACACAGACTGCCAACACCTTTAATAACTTGTTTGAATTCTAATGAAACTTAGTGAACTAGTAGCCTATAGATCAGCCTTGGACCAGTTTGATTTCCATAGAGACTCTCGTCTGTTGATAAAGACCATACTAGAGGCCAAGGCACACGTTGACAACAAGGTCGATACTGAAACCAATCAACAGATTAAATTTGGTGCTGGTGTCTATCAGGACGAGATGGATAGAGATCTGTTGAGATTGGAAGAGTCTATATCAGAGTTAGGTGAGAACTTTGAATACTACAAGAAACAGCTGGATGACATCATACAAGAACAACAGCAAGTGTATATCAAACGATCTGAGAATTCATATATCAGTGATGAACTACCAGATGCTAGACTATCTGCCAAAGAAAGAACATTATCTATGGATGACGAGAACACAGATAAATTCTTTGATCGAATCACCCAGCTCAGCAACTGGCGTTATCCTGGCATGATCATACATCCTCAGGAACAGAAGATAATTGACGAGATGGCATCAAGTGATCCTTTGTATCTAGTTGACATGAATGAGTCAACCTTGGATGACATAAGAGGAAAGATGAATGATGTGTATAAGCATAGGGTAAGACCCTATGTCATTGATAGGTTCATTCCACGCAAAAAATACTTTGGGGATCTTCCTAACGATCAATTTGGTCTGATAGTGTTATGGAACACACTAAACAATCTACCACTCAGCATGTGTGAGCAGGTCCTGACACAAGTATTTGCTTTACTGCGTCCTGGAGGCACATTGTTGTTTACATACAACGACTGTGACAACGCACATAATGTAAGAAACTTTGAGAATAATTTCCGACAGTTTACTCCAGGCAGTATACTAGTGCCTATGATTGAGAAACTAGGCTATACAATGAGATTTAGGACAGAGACCATACATGGATGGATGGAACTTAAGAAACCAGGAGAATTAGAAACTATACGTGGCGGACAAAGTTTAGGTCGAGTGATACACGCCAAGGATGCTGTCGTAACTGATAAAAAATCATATACTCGAGAGGAACAAGACACTATTATCAATGAGGCTATAGCATTAGGTGTCGACAAGGAAGACGTTATTCGTAAAGGTGCTATTTCAATAGGCAAGTTGGAACTATTAGTCAAACGTAGAAAATATGCCATCGAGGAAGAGAGGAGACTAATTGAACAAATTGGCAAACAAAATTCTAAAGATAGTTGATAGCGATCTAAATAGAATGTATAATGTATTATCAAATATTAATTTAACACAAGGAACGGAATATGAGAGATCACTTATTAGATTTAGTTGAACACACCTATGATCTCGGTTGCATTGATTTGGTAAAGATCAGTGGAACCGACACAGAAACTATCATAGATGGCTTGGCAGAGGACAGATCAGTTGTTGTTCAAGCGGCATTTAAACAACCAGTAGCAGAGTTTAAGGGCACATTTGGTATGCCTAACTTATCAAAACTTAAGGTGTTATTAGGACTAGAGCCATACAGAGAGAACGCTGACATTTCAATCAAACATCAAGAGAGAAATGGTGCAGAAGTTCCAGTAGGCTTACACTTTAAGAACTCAGCAGGTGACTTTAAGAATGATTATAGATTTATGACAAGTGAAATCATTGAAGAGAAACTTAAGGTTGTTAAGTTCAAGGGTGTTGATTGGAACATTACATTTGAACCCACAATCGCTGGTGTGCAGAGATTAAAGTATCAGGCATTGGCCAACGCAGAAGAACTAACATTCAATGCTAAAACAGAAGATGGTGATCTTAAACTAGAGTTTGGTGATCATTCAACACACGCAGGTAGTTTTGTATTCCAACCAGAAGTAAATGGCAAACTGGGTAGAGCGTGGGCTTGGCCAGTTAAACAGTTTATTAGTATCTTAGATCTTACAGGTGACAAGACTATCAACATCTCAGATCAAGGTGCGGCACAGATCACAGTTGATTCAGGACTAGCAGTTTACAATTACATCTTACCAGCACAGAGCAAATAATGACTAAAAGAGTAGAACACGACGACTTAACAGCAAAACAGAATGACTATGCTATATTCCTTCCAGCACTGAGTTCATTCTACGCAACCTTTGTGGGAAAGCAGAGGGCAATGGGCAACTATGTTGATCCCAATCGCATGCCTAAGAACTTACCAGAGATGGAACACATCAACTGGTTGAACTCAAAAGAGGGCGTGTTCACTTACAAGTGGTCACTATATTCAGCAGGACATGCTGATTTGGATGTCAACAGAGACAGCCCCAAAGAACTCATGGTCCGTGAGCGTGAGGAGGGATCATGGCTACTGGGTGACTCAGGTGGCTTCCAGATTGGTAAGGGTGTTTGGGAAGGTGACTGGAAGAATCCTAACTGTCCCAAGGCGTCCAAGAAGCGTAAGGAAGTTCTAGCATGGATGGATGCCTACATGGACTATGGCATGATATTGGATATACCTGCTTGGGTATGTCGCTCACCCAGAGGCCGTGAAGCAACTGGTATTAACTCATACATGGAAGCTGTTGAGGCAACCTACATCAACAATGACTACTTCATACAGAACAGGACAGGACGTTGTAAGTTCTTAAATGTCCTACAGGGAGAAAATCACGCAGAAGCAGAGGACTGGTATCAACGCATGAAGAAATACTGCGATCCCAAGCAGTATCCAACTAATCACTTTAATGGATGGTCAATGGGCGGACAGAACATGTGTGACATACACTTGGTCCTACACAGACTGGTTAACATCATACATGATGGCCTACTTGAACAGGGCAAACAAGATTGGATGCACTTCCTAGGCACTAGTAAACTAGAGTGGGCTACACTGTTAACAGACATACAGAGAGCAGTTCGTAAGTATCATAACCCCAACTTCACTATATCATTTGACTGTGCTTCACCGTTCCTAGCAACAGCAAATGGTCAGATCTACACAGATGTGGAAACGGAAGATCGTAAGAAATGGGTATACAGGATGCAACCTACTGCTGATGACAAGAAGTATGCTACAGACACTAGACAGTTCAGCCAAGGTGTCCTAGCAGATGGCTATCACACATCATTCAAGGATAGCCCAATATCACGCAACTTACTAATGAAAGATATCTGTATCTATAATCCAGGCGACCTAAATAAGAATGGCAAGGAAGGCAAGACATCATGGGATAGTTTTAGTTACACACTGATGATGGGACACAATGTATGGCAACACATCAACGCAGTGCAGGAAGCCAACAGACAGTATGATCAAGGACGTTATCCTGCTATGTTGATACAGGAAACATTTGATCGTTATACATTTAAAGATATAGTCGACGCTATCTTTGGTGCTCCTGACAGGGCAACGGCACTGGCAGTGGTTGAGGAGTATTCAAGATTTTGGATGTCAATTATTGGCACACGAGGTGCAACAGGTAAGAAAACTGTTAACGCATCTACTATGTTTAATAACTTGTTTGAAGAAGAAACAGACGAAGCAGACAATCATCATCAAGACGACAGTGGACTAGATGACGCAAAATTAGATGAACTCGAACTACAAACAGACTAAAGTATTTCCAATAAAGACAGCAACAGCCTGTCAACTTAAATGGTCTTGGTCTACTATATACCTTAAAG